CGCACGACTGATAGTGTGGGCGCCACCGCCCTTACCGCTACCTCCGCCGGCTCCGCCACCTTGAGGAGCAGGGAACCAGTGCGGCGCCTTCTCCTTCATAGTTTCGAGCCACTCGGCAGGTGTGAGCGGTGTAACGCCATCCTTGCCAAACGCTGTCCGACCGTCTTCTTCGGCGATCAGTTTTCCATCCTCACCGACAGAGAAGACATTCATCGCGCGCCCAAGGGCGTCTTCGATTGCGGACGGGACGAGACCATGCTCGGCGGCCGCTTGCCGCAAAGAACCTTCGACCTTGAGTTGCTTGACGGTGCTTTGAGCCTTCTCGTAGCTGCCGTTAAGCTCGGCGATGGCCTTTTCCTGGTTCGCGATCTTCGCCTCGTAGTCGGCCTTGAGGCGTTCCGTGCGGCGTTCGATCACTTCGTCCGTCTTGCCTTCCGCGAGAAGTTTTGCCTCCTCGTCGTTTTCCAACCGCGACATGATGTTCTTGACCGCATCGGGGTCGTAGCCACCCCAGGTCTTCGTCATCTCGTCGAGCTTCTGTTGCAGAGATTTCTTCTCGCCCAGAATCTCGTCGCGGTTTGATGCCAGTCCAGAAGTCGCTTCTTTCACGGCGGCGTCAATGAGTGCTTTCACCTCAGGAGTGCTAGCGTCGATTGTGGCGGTGTATCCTTCGTCGCCGGGTTTCGGGTCGTCGGGCATTGATAGCTTCCTTTCGTTTCGGCTCTGCCTAGACCGCTTCTCGAGGCCCTCGAGTTTGTTCGGTCCTTACTGAAGATAGAAGAAGGTTGTGCTCGTCGCAAGCGACTTATCGAGTAAGGTATAAGCGCTTTATAGAGAAAATAAGGTCTTGAATGGTACTCTAAGAAAGGTGTTGACACCAATCTATAACTCGCTTATACGTTGTGGCATCGAAACGACGAACAACGGAGGCTGTCATGATCCACCTTACCCAAAACGAAATCGACCTGCTGAACTCAATCGCCCGCTGCGAAATGAACCAGATCAACGGTGCCGTTCCGGAAAGCGCCAACGACGTTAACACTTACATCTGGGCCGCCGAACGCGCCGCCGAACTGGGCATCTCGGAAAAAGCTCTCGGCGGGGCCATGTCGTCTCTGCAGAACAAAGGGCTTATTTGGGTCTGTATCGAGCGTAGCGACCCCGGCGACAGCGGCATGGGTCTCACCGAAACTGGTTTTGCTGCTTGGAACGCTGACGAACGCGCCGATAAATCCTGAGCCAAGTGCTCAGCCTTAGGGCCGCGCCCATCAATGGAGACTGAGAACATGACACTTGCAACACACCTAGATTCCGCTCGCGAATATGCTCGCGACGTTGGCAACGAGCGTACCGACTGCGCTTGGATACTGCCCCCTTTCTATTCTTGGGAGCGCAATCCGTTCTACGTCGGACCACCACAGCCGCATCCGGAAGACGATTATGCCAACGCTGACATTGACGAAGACGGCTGGACGGATGAACTGGAGCGTGACATGCTCACCGCGTGGGACGAGCGCTCGTTCTAAATCAACGCACCATCACGAATTCGATTGAGGCTCCCTTGATAGCTGGGAGCATCTTTTCGTTCAACTCGCTCACGCTGCTCCGTTTCCAGGTGCTCCCACGCGAGCCCCCACGCTTTGCACAGGTCGGAGCGCACGACGTCTGCATGAGTGAACTGCACGCGCCCCACATCCGGTACGAAACCGCGGTCTACCGCACGCAGCGCCCAAGCCAACCCGTTCTGTGTTGAGTGGATGTCTGACTGTGATTCGTCGCCCGAGATGATGATTGAAGAATGCTCGCCAACACGCGTCAGGAACGCTTTCATCTCAGCCGGTGTCGTGTTCTGCGCCTCGTCGATGATCATGCAAGAATTGTCGAATGTCAGGCCGCGGATGTGCTCCAGGGGTTGAATCTGGATCGTCTGAGCCTTCACGGCTTCGTCGTATCGCTTCGCCCCCATCTGCCGTTTAAACACGGCAGCAAGAGGGCGCGCCCAAGGTGCCATCTTCTGCTCGATGCGACCCGGGAGCATTCCAAGTGTCCTGCCCACGCCTGCGTTGGGTCGTGTCAAAATAATGCTGTGGAAGTGCTTTGCGTGCAACTGAGCACCGGCCCATGCACATGCGACGAACGTCTTGCCCGTACCAGCGGGTCCCGCTGCTATCGTGCAATTGTTATCGTCGAGTAGCCCCAGATAAGTAGCCTGTCTCTGAGTCAAGGTCTCGATCTGCGGTGGTTGCCAATTTCGTTCTTGCTGTCGCTGTTTCCGCATCGAGTTACCGCCCATCAGCCGCTCTCCTTATCTGGTTGGGAGCATGTTAGCGGCGGGCGTCATCAAGCGCAACACAACATTGCGCTTGACACCCACTCAGTTATAGAAGAAAGAAGGTCTTACGCTTCTTCACCGGGTGCAGTGTAACCTTCGGGATCAGAGATGACTGAGAACCCGTTAGGGAGGTATTCTTTTCTACGCCGCGGCGGCAGCTTTCGAGAACAGGACTTTGTAGACGACGACCGCGCCCAGGAGAGCGGCAATCACAACCGCGCCGGACAGAGCATACTGCATCGGGCCTTCATCCTGCGAGGCTGCAACGATTGCGGTCGGGATCGAACCACCGCCCGCGATCTTACCGATGGTGTCGAGGTTTATGCCTTGGCGGATGCGCGTGGTGACTTTCGTGTCCTCCTCGAGCGCCTTGCCTGCCGCGGGTTTAGTCGGCTCAGCAATGTTCTCGGCGCCTCGTGCGAGCTTCCACGCACGGTCGATAACACCCGAGTCGCCGTCCTGGACGCCGATCTCGTCGCCCATGACACGGCGGGTCCATCCACGACCAAACGTCTTGAACGTAGACAAGGTCTTCATCCAGTTCCAGCGAGCGGTGCAGAGCTCTTCCACAATGTCGTCGATCTCGTTCTCATATTCGAGCTCTTTGATCTTGCCAAGTGTGACGTTGCCCATCTGCCCGTCAGCAGCAACACCGATGACGCGCTGCAAGAACTTGACTGCGCGCGAAGGACCTGAGTTCACAGCAAAGTCATAGACGGCGTAGTCGAGGCCTGAAGGCAGTTGGTCACCTTTGACCGTATCCCAGTACTGCGTCCGGTAGAGCGTCACGGCCTCGTCCTCGGTTATGGAACGCACCGATTGCGTCGGCAATCCGTTCGCGCGCCGCCAGCCGTCATAGACGCGCTGAGTCACCCCTTTGTTGGTAGCCCCGCCCGGGTCACGAGGATGGTTCACATAGCCACCTTCATGGGTAGCAACCCATCCTTGGATCATGTCGAAATTCTTGCGCATATCAGAGGCCTGCTTCTTCAAACGCCTGTGGGGCGTTGCGTTTCAGTTCAGCGAGCGTGTGGCGCCGCCCAAGATCGTTTTGGAAACGCTCAGGAGCGATCCCGCCTTCGTGCCACAGCTTAGTATATCCTGTTCTTTACCGAAGGAGTATTGGGTATTGTGGGTTCTTCCAACCAAGAATAGGTGTAGAACTCCACGAACGCAACCAAGGCTTCCTCGAAAGACCAGTAATATTCACCCGGGCTGAATGTCTCGAAGTCGAAAGTAACCATCTGAGTTATAAATTCAGATGGCCCCTCGAAGTCGCCGCTTGGCAGCACAGCTACGGGGTAATTTCCCTCTGGTAGGTTTACCTCAAACGAGACCATGGAACACCTCTATTAAGAAATCAAAGAACTCTGGGTCCCTGGAAGCGAAGTCAATAGGGTCCGCCAGCAGCCGTTCTATCCCCGTCGTGAGTATCTCGGTTGCGTCGGGGTACAACTTCCCCGTATAGGTAGAACCGCCTCGCTTAGCCCACATATCACGGTAAACTTCTTCCCCGCGGAAAAGTTCACTGCCCTCCGCCCCCTTCCTGTAATTAAGAAACTCTCGCGTTTTACTTAAGATTCTCGGATGAGAGAATTCGACGTCGTGGATTATTTCGTGGACCACAGTGCTGAGCTTGGAAGTAGGCCTCACATGGATGGCCCCGTGGTTGTAGTACTCTCTAACGTAGCTTTTGTCTATACGGACAGAGACTTTGGGTCGTACTGAAGGGTGCAGCATTTTACGAATTATAGCATCCGCGTCAGAAAGCCGCTTAGACTTGACTGGCGTGCGGAACACCGAGCCTTCTTCCCAATCCCAGTCACCGAAGGTTTTCTCGAGGGCGTCGGACTTTAGTTCCGCCCTAGCAGTCATCCAGGCAGCTCTTGCTTTGTGGAGTTTTTCGCGCGCGGCCCTTTCCCCCGGGAGACCTTTCTGCGCCTCCAGCACTTTGGCGGCTTTAACCTTCTTCAGCTCGAGCTCTGCTATAGTAACGGACCTTTCTTGCCCAAACTTTACCATATCTTCGGACGTAAAGGATGCTTTCACTCCCTGTGGTCTGCTAGTAACTGCTGGCTTCGGCTTAACTGCTGGCTTCGGCTTAACTGCTGGCTTCGGCTTAACTGCTGGCTTCGGCTTAACTGCTGGCTTCGGCTTAACTGCTGTTCTTGCCGCGGTAACTACCGGCTTTGGAGCAGGTGCACCTCGCATAGCTTTACTAAGCTTCTCTTTAACCGACCGCATGGCAGCGGGCCCTCCTGCCTTGCCTTTAAATATCTTAAGGTACTTAGCCGTCTTATTTAGGTCAATGCCTGCGGCAGCAATTTCGGCCTCGGTGGGTAGGCGGGGCAAGTCAAAATCTTTAGCGGTAAAGCCCCCCACGTCGATAAGCTCAGGAGAGCTTATTTGCTTCCTAGTTGCGGTCTTCGAAGCGAACCTGCTCTTTAATTGATCCAAGCTAAATAAGCGCCCCTTATCATTTATGAACTGCTCCGGGGTGAGCTTACCTTGCTCCCATAGCTTGAGGCGGGCGGGCCCGAGTACTTCTTTTTTAATTTCCGGTGACTGCTTCTTAAGCCACTCAAAGTATGTGATATTTCCAGGGACTTGCCCATCCATGGAAGCACGAGTTCCGGGCGGCAGGTCTTCGGCGTTGAATCCAAGCTCCTTCCAGGACTTAGTAACCGCGACCGTTGTAGACCGGCAGTTGATATGCGCCGGAGGTCGAGCAAACGGAGGATCGAGTCGAGACGAACCGCTGGGCGGGCGCCAGTTAGGAGAATCAACTACAGGACCTACCTTTCCGTCCCGTTCCTGGCAGATGGGGGATGTCCGCGTGTCGAGCGTCGAGACCCAACGGACCCCTTTGAGCAAGTCGCTGTTCGCCTCCCATACCTTCTGCCGCCCCTGATTGGTCGCGTGGTTCGTGGAGGTGCGCACGAGAGCCTCGAGCCCCCTGCGGCGTGCCTGTAAGGTACCGTCTTTGAAGTTGTTCGAGCGTGTGCCTAGAAGATTGCGGGTGATCTGCTCGCGCGTTGCACCTTCGGTAATTCCCTCGACAATGGTGTTCCAAGTGGTCGCGTTAAGTGAGCGGTGGAACGCATCGACCCAGTCGCCAATTGGTGCTCCGTTAAATGGCGACGAGATAACCGCCGATTGTAGCACGCCCAGGTTGGGCGTTGTCACATCAAGACCCTCGGGAAGGATACGCGCAAAAGCTGCTTCCTCGATCTCTGCGGCAACCTTGGAGACACTGCGCACGTTGTCGATAAGTACGGGCGTCATCTGCGCGCTGAGGGCGCTAATCAAGTTCGTAACTTGAGCTTGTAACGCGTTTAAACGAGCCACTGTGAAGCGCGCGTTCATGTCTGTAATGTCCAAGAGAGCTTTGACATTGTTCTCAGTTGCTCGAAGGAGCCGTAGAGCCTCCTTCACATCGTTGTTCTGGAGGCGTATCCAGCGCACTTGCTGTGCTACTTGGAAATCAAAGAAGCGTTCGTTGATTGATACCATAGGTCTCGTACTGCTTTCGGCAATGGGATCGCCCCCAGGAGATTAATAGCATTATAGCGTCCGCTGTCCGGTAACGCAATCGACGATCCAGGATCCACAGTTCGGCGCATATCGTGAGGTGGGCAAAGTACCCGGTGCGTCGGTTTACCCAAAGGGAAACGCGCGCCATCCGTGATGTGGCGCGTGCTAGGCGAGTCATTTCTTCTGGCCTTTCTTTTCCTTATTAATTGCCACCCGACCGCTCCTCTCTCAATCGTCGGCGCAGGCTCCAGTGGCCTTGCCTGTAAGGGGGTCGTAGCCACAGGCATCACCAGTCGCAACCATTTCAAGTTGCTCTACCTCGTTTTCCGGCACTACATCGTCGAGTGACTTCATGATCCCGAACCGCTTACCATCAATCCGGAAAGTGGTGCAACCTTTCGCCCCACGTTCCCACGCGTCAACGTAGACGCTCACGAACTCCTCGAACGTCACAGCACCGCCCACGTTGATGGTTTTCGAGATAGACGAGTCGACGTACTTCTGTGCTTCGGTATAGACCTTGACATGCTCAAATACAGTGAGGTCATCTGCGCGACGCCCTTTGACGCCAAACTCTCGGACACCGTAGTCATCAATCTCGACATACTGCTTGGTCACGCCGTCCTGATTGATGATGTCGCGGCCCGTCTTGTAAGAGAAGACGGGCTCGATGCCAGACGACATGTTGTCCGCGGTGAGCGAGATGGTGCCCGTGGGAGCAATGGAAGTCAGGTGCGAATTGCGGAGTCCGTGGGTTCGGATGAGATCCAGCACGTCGTCGTCGAAGACACCTGACTGAACAAATTTGCCTGCCATGAACTTATTAGCATCCCACATCGGGAACGCGCCTTTCTCGGCGGCAAGCAGTGCCGACGCGCGGTAGGTTTCGTTCAGCAGTGTCCTAAGGATCAAGGACTGCTCTGTGATGTAGGCATCCGTACCGTAAGCGTGACCTATTGCTTCGATTGCGTTCGCTAGGCCAGTCATACCGAGGCCCATGCGCCGCTTGTCCTTGGCTTCCTTCTCCTGCTGAGGCAGGGGATACAGCGCTGAGTCGATAACGTTGTCCATCATTCGCACGATGCCGGGAATGTCTGCTTTTAATGCCTCATAGTCAAAGAACCAGGCGTCGCCAAACTTGCGCATGTACTTGGGCGCTGCGAACGAACCGAGAAGGCACGCACCGTAGGGCGGCAGAGGCTGCTCACCGCAGGGGTTGGTTGCCGCAATCGTTTCACAGTAGTAGAGGTTGTTCATTTCGTTGATCCGGTCAATGAACAAGACGCCAGGTTCCGCCCAATCCCATGTCGACCGCATCAGCTTCTCCCACAGCGCGGCGGCGTCGACCTCGCGCACTACTTCACCGTCGAAAACCAAGGAAAACATCTCGCCGTCGCGCGCGGCAGTCATGAAGTCGTCGGTCACAGCTACCGACACGTTGAAAGCGGACAAGCGGTTCTGGATCGAGACCTTCTCGACGATGTCCAGTATGGTTGCTTTTTCCTCGTCGTCGAAGCGCGTCTGGGATAACAAGAATTGCGCTTTCTGCACGTCGTCAACGAGCGCCGCTGTCTTCGCGTCGATGAACTCCTCGATGTCGGGATGGTCGATGCGCAGGACGCCCATCTGCGCGCCTCGCCGCCCACCCGCGGACCGAACTGTCTTACACGTCGCATTGAAAGGCTCCATGAAGGACACCGCGCCTGATGCTGTAGAACGCAGTGACTTGATGAAAGCGCCTCGCCACCGCAGCGTCGAGAAGTCATAGCCGATGCCGCCGCCCATGCGCATCGTCTGGAATGCCTCCGAGACCTTGTCTATGATGTCCAAGGAGTCGTCCTTGATGGTTCCCGACACGAAACAGTTGTGCGCGCAGATCCTCATTGGTGCGCCGACCGCTCGTTGAACGCGTCCCGCGGGCAAGAATAGCTGGTGAAGGAGCGACATGTAGATGTCTGTCAGGTGCTGGGGGTTGTCGGCGAGTTCGTGGGCTATTCGCCAGCACATGTCTTGGAAAGCCTCGTCGGGACCGATGCGGTACTTCTGGATGTGCTGATCAATAGACACGGGATGGCTTGGGCCATACATATTAGCTGCTCCCTGGGCATTATGTGAGTACGCCCAACAGGCGTGGATTAGCACACTCGCAAATGGCGTAGCACCAATCAATGTCAATCACAGGACCAACCTAAATCAGTTATACTTAAAAGAAGGTGTTGACATAGGAGTATAACTCGCTTATACGTTATGCAACGCCGGCGCGTCGCTGGTAAACAACGGAGAAGGCATAATGGAAGAAGTGAACACAGTAGCGGAAATGCTCGTTGAAGCAGCAAACGCTTTGGACAACGCCGACATGGATCGCTTGTCTGACTTGCGTGAGCAACTTTCAGGCTGGCTGGTTAGCGATGATGAGCGCGACGCGCTCGACGCTGCGCTGAGTAGCATGATGGCTTCGCTTGACCGCTAAACACTTCGCAAGTCGCGTTATCGCGGCTTGCTTAAACAACGGAGACTGCTATGACTGACTTTGAAATGAACGCCAACGAATCCAGCCTCACCTTGGAAGCTGCCTACAGCGACCCTTATACGACGATCGAACGCGGTTTCCGCGCCATAACGTTCGAAATGTGCCAGGACACGGGTGCACGCTCGGTAAAAGACATTGCCGAATGCCCGACAATCGACGCTCTGCGCGAGCTAGTGAAAACCTCGATGCAGCCGACGCACTATCAGACGACGCGTTCTGATGGGTCGTCCGCTTCCGTGGAATCCGAAGACGCCTGGGGCGATGCTCTGCGCATCCTCAAAACTAAACTGCATCAGAAGGCGATTAAAGCCGGTGCGGACGTCTCGAAAGGTGCCTCTCCTGTGAATATGGTCAACGCAATTGTTGCTGCTGAGGCCGCGACGGCTGAGCGCGAACGTCTCAATGCCGAGCGAAAAGAAGAGGAAGCACGCTGTGCAGCAGACCGCGAAATGCGCAGAACCGAGCGTGCGGATTTCGATGCTTGGACAAAACTGGTTCATGGCACCTTGCGGCACACGGACGCCGATTATTTGCTCGCCGTCACGATGCGCGAGGCCTACGACGAGGTCGACACCTTCTCGACCACCACGCTGCCCGAGCACATCCAGAAGCTACAAAAAGACCCCTTCTACACTTTGAGATGGTCCGGTTACTTCGTCGAAGCGTCAGCAAAGCACATCGTGGCGCAGTGGGCCGTTGAGTTGTTCGAAGACGGTGTGTCTGCTCAGGTGATGGCGGACGAGGCTCTGCGCATGGTTCTGAGCAAGTCGGACAGATCCGCGTCGCGCTCGACTTCCGTAATGTCGAACCTGACCGAAGATTGTCTGCACGCCGCGTGGGTCAAATGTGCCAAGAAACTTACTGGTCATTCATTCTGGTAGACGTTTAAACAACGAGAAACGGGCGCTCGTTAGGGCGACCGTTTTCAGTTGGATAGCTTATTTCCACCCGAAGTAACTTACCGCACAGTGCCAGTTAAGATCAACGAGTAGTTGCTGCCGTCTGTGTACCGGCGGCCTCTTCACTTACTACCGCGGATGTGTCTTTCGGTGACTTAGAGGCCGCGGTAAGTGCCGCTTCGGGAAGAGTCATACCGAGATAGCCGCCCTCCTCTTCGATCAGGTCTTTCTCTTCCGCATAAGAACGATCCACAGGAGCAATCTCGCCTGACTGGAGATTCTCGTAGAGAGTCTGGTGGGACATGCCGCCGGCTTGCCATGCTTTCACGAGTGCGGTCAGCGTCTGCGGATCCATCTTCGTCTCGATCCAGTCGCGGTTCAGCTTCACCTCGATCTCGTCGGGCCGTCCTGTGGCCCATTCCGCCGCGATACGCAGCGCGCGCTCGATGCCTGCCTCTGCCATGTTAACTACGTTGGTCAGCAGAGACATCTCGCCTTTGCCGCGCATCCGCGCCGTGTCAGACGCTTCGTTACGGTTCTTGCCGTCCTGGATCATCCGCGCACCGAGAGCCCCCATGCGCGCCTCTTTGTCTAGCATTGCCTGACGCATAGCTTCGAGACCCACGCCTTTGAACTCGAGCATGCCCGCTTGTGCTCCTTCGGGAAGAATCCAGAAGGCGCCCGAGCCGATTTCGGTGGGTTTGTTCTTCTCGTTGATTGCACCCGACACCCAAGGAGTGGGCTGCGACGTGAGGAACAGCGAGTGCTCGTAGTCAGCGGAGTTCCGGTAGTGCCCGATGTTTACGCCGACCAGGTCAAGCATCGGCGGCTTCTCGACTTCAGGGCGCAGGTCATAGGGGTTAATGAAGACGAACGGTATGCGCTGCAGAGGCTTTCCGTTCACCATGGGCACCACGGGCTCTTCTACAAGCACGAAGGTCCCCGTCTCATCCTTCCCGACTTTCTTCTTCGCATCATGCGAGACCCATTTGCGGACTTCGTAGTTGCCGTCCGCATTCAGAAGCAACTCAAGACGCATCTCTGCTACGTCGTCAGCGTCGTCCCCAGAATCAAAGTCGTCTTTTAGGACTACGCGAGTCAGTGTCCGAAGACCGTCAATGAGTTGAACCTTCCAATCCGTGATGTTCTCAGCGGTGTAGGTTGCGAGGTATGGGATGGACGCTGCGGTGGTGTTTCCTGATGGGTAGTCGACCAGAATACCATAACGCCCAACGGACAGCACCTCATTGACCACGTTCTCGGCCATAACCTCGAGCGAATGCCCGTCAGTCGTGGCTGCCTCCTTCAGCGGCTCCAGGCGCGCCGGCATTTCTGCTTTGATGGGGTGCCGGAATACCATCCCTGACATACCGCGCAGCGTTCGCTCGATAACGGGGAAGAACTGCGCGCGCTCCTTGTAGGCATTATAGGCGGACGGCGTCATGCCATCAGGAGACGGCAAATAAGCCACGCCATTCTCTTTGATCTCGTCCTGTCCTTCAAGGGCGTGGCGGATCCTCGCCCACTGTGCTGAGCGACGAGAATAGTCGGAGTGGACGTTTGCTACAGACGCGGCCATTTCGTTTCCTCAGAGATAGGTTCGAGCCCCAGCATAAACGACCAAGCGTGAGACGTCACGCGCGAAAGAAGGTGGCGGATTTTTGAAAACTTATGTTGACACTTGATCATA